TCGCCGGATCGCCAGCAAGCTGGCTCCTACAACATAATGCTCAGTGAGTTAACAAACTAACCAAACAGGCCACTAGCTCAGATCGAACGGAGCCTGGTGAAAGCCGCTGGCATCCACCTGCAGCGCCCAGCCCTGGCTGTCCCAGTCGCCGAGCACGATGCGCCGGGCAGGCTTCCCATTGACTTGCAGCACGTGCACCGCCGGGCGATGGGTGTGGCCGTGGATCAGCGTCAGCGCCCCGTGTTCGGCCAGTGCGCGCGGAACTTCCTCGGCGGTGACATCGACGATGTCGCTGGCCTTCATGCGGGTTTGCGTGCGGCTTTCGTTGCGCAGCTTGCGCGCCAGTTTCCGGCGCGTGGATAGCGGCAGGTTGCGCAGGATGAACAGGCTGAGCGGATTGCGCAGCAGGCGGCGCAGGCGCATGTAGCCCTGGTCGCGGGTGCACAGGCTGTCGCCGTGCATCAGCAGGACGCGCTCGCCATCGAACTCGACCACGCTGGGGTCGGCCAGGAGCTCGCAGCCGGCCGCGCGACAGAAGCGCTCGCCGAGCATGAAGTCGCGATTGCCGTGCATCAGGTAGATGCGCGTGCCCCGATCGCTCAGGGTGCGCAACGCCTGGGCAATCGAGCGCTGGAAGGGCGTCATGGCGTCGTCGCCGATCCAGACCTCGAAGAAGTCGCCGAGGATGTACAGCGCCTCGGCCTGGCTGGCGCGCGTCTCGAGAAAATGCAGAAACGCCCGGGTGATGTCCGGGCGTTCCTCTTCGAGATGCAGATCCGAGATCAGCAGGATCACTCGTGCGTTACTCGACGATCTCGGCCTTCTCGATCACCACGTCGTCCACCGGAACGTCCTGATGGCCGGACTTCATGGTAGTGGCCACGCCCTTGATCTTCTCGACCACGTCCATGCCGTCGGTCACTTCGCCGAACACCGCGTAGCCCCAGCCCTGGACGGTGGGGGCGCTGTGGTCGAGGAAGTCATTGTCCTTGACGTTGATGAAGAACTGCGCGGAGGCCGAGTGTGGCTCCATGGTGCGGGCCATGGCCAGGGTGCCGGTCTTGTTCGACAGGCCGTTGTTGGCCTCGTTCTTGATCGGGGCGCGGGTGGCTTTCTGCTTCATGCCGGGCTCGAAACCGCCGCCCTGGATCATGAAGTTACTGATCACGCGATGGAAAATGGTGCCGTCGTAGTGGCCGCTCTTCACATATTCCTTGAAGTTGGCAGTGGTTTCCGGGGCCTTGTCTTCGAACAGCTGGACGGTGATGACGCCGTGATTGGTGTGCAGTTTGATCATCGGGAAGGGATTCCGTTTTCGTTGGGCAGGCCAAGTGCGGGACGGGCCGCTGCAAGGGTCGTCGATGTCGGGTGCCGCCAGCCGCCGATGGCATCCGCCCGTGGGCGCTTTGCTCTGTCAGGGGGTTGACGGGTCCGCTATGATAGGCGCTTTGATTTGGTCGGCCTACCCTGAGAGGGTATTTACAAACTACTGCGCTCGGTCATGCGGCGTTAAACTCAGCCTCAAATGCTCTTGTACGACTTGTACATTCCGCTTTTTCGGCTGATTGACTCGCTAGCGCTCGCCCTTCGGGTCAGCCTTCGGCTGTTACTCCCGTTGATCGTTGCGCCTTGTCTGACCATCGCTCGCTACTTTTGTAAACCTCTCTAAGCCGCACACTCGCTGATCGTTAAGGACACCATGAGCAAGCCCGAGACTTCCGCCGCTAGCAACTTTCTTCGTCCGATCGTCCAGGCCGACCTGGATTCCGGCAAGCACACCAAGATCGTCACCCGCTTCCCGCCGGAGCCCAACGGCTACCTGCACATCGGCCATGCCAAATCGATCTGCCTGAATTTCGGCCTGGCCAAGGAGTTCGGTGGCGAGTGCAACCTGCGCTTCGACGACACCAACCCGGCCAAGGAAGACCAGGAATACATCGACGCGATCAAGAGCGACGTGCAGTGGCTGGGCTTCGAGTGGGCGGGCGATGAGCGCTACGCCTCCGATTATTTCGATCAGTTGCACGACTGGGCGGTTCACCTGATCGGCACCGGCAAGGCCTACGTCTGCGACCTCACCCCCGAGCAGGCGCGCGAGTACCGTGGCAGCCTGACCGAGCCGGGCCGCAACAGCCCGTTCCGCGAGCGTAGCGTGGAGGAGAATCTCGACCTGTTCGCGCGGATGAAGGCCGGCGAGTTCCCGGATGGCGCCAGGGCGCTGCGGGCGAAGATCGACATGGCCTCGCCCAACATGAACCTGCGCGACCCGATTCTCTATCGCATCCGCCACGCCCATCATCACCAGACCGGTGACAAGTGGTGCATCTACCCGAGCTACGACTTCACCCATGGCCAGTCGGACGCCATCGAGGGCGTGACCCACTCGATCTGCACCCTGGAGTTCGAGGATCACCGCCCGCTCTACGAATGGTTCCTGGCCAACCTGCCGGTGCCGGCCCAGCCGCGCCAGTACGAATTCGCCCGGCTCAACCTGAACTACACCATCACCAGCAAGCGCAAGCTCAAGCAACTGGTGGACGAGAAGCACGTGAGCGGCTGGGACGACCCGCGCATGTCGACCCTGTCGGGCTTCCGCCGCCGCGGCTATACGCCGGCCTCGATCCGCAATTTCTGCGACATGATCGGCGTGAACCGCGCTGGCGGCGTGGTGGATATCGGCATGCTGGAATTCGCCATCCGCGAAGACCTCGACGCCAACGCGGCGCGGGCCATGTGCGTGCTCAAGCCGCTGAAGGTCGTCATCACCAACTATCCCGAAGGCCAGGTCGAGACGCTCGAACTGCCGCGTCACCCCAAGCAGGACATGGGCGTGCGCGTGCTGCCGTTCGGTCGCGAGATCTACATCGATGCCGGCGACTTCGAGGAGGTTCCGCCGGCCGGGTTCAAGCGACTGGTTCCCGGTGGCGAAGTACGCCTGCGCGGCAGCTACGTGATCCGTGCCGACGAGGCGGTGAAAGACGAGCAGGGCAATATCGTCGAACTGCGCTGCTCCTATGACGAGAACACCCTGGGCAAGAACCCCGAGGGCCGCAAGGTCAAGGGCGTGATCCACTGGGTGCCGGCCGCCGAGAGCGTCGAGTGCGAGGTACGCCTGTACGATCGCCTGTTCCGCTCCGCCAACCCGGAGAAGGACGAGGAGGGCGGCAGCTTCCTGGACAACATCAATCCCGCATCGCTGGTGGTGCTGCGCGGTTGCCGCGTGGAGCCGTCGCTGGCCAATGTCGCCCCGGAAGAACGCTTCCAGTTCGAGCGCGAAGGCTACTTCTGCGCCGACATCGAGGACAGCAAGCCCGGCGCTCCGGTCTTCAACCGCACCGTCACGCTGCGTGACTCCTGGGGCCAATGATGGCGTTGACGATCTACAACACCCTGACGAAGACCAAGCAAGACTTCCACCCGCTGGACGGCAACAAGGTGCGCATGTACGTCTGCGGCATGACCGTCTACGACTTCTGCCACATCGGCCATGCGCGGGTGATGGTGGCGTTCGACGTGGTCACCCGCTGGCTGCGCCATCGTGGCTACGACGTCACCTACGTGCGCAACATTACCGATATCGATGACAAGATCATCCGCCGCGCCCATGAGAACGGCGAGCCGTTCCAGGCGCTGGTCGAGCGCATGATCGCCGCCATGCACGAGGACGAGACGCGTCTCAACGTGTTGCGTCCGGATATCGAGCCTCGTGCTACGGATCATATCGCCGGCATGCATGCGATGATCCAGACGCTGATCGACAAGGGCTTCGCCTATGCGCCGGGCAACGGCGACGTCTACTACCGCGTCGGCAAGTTCGCCGGCTACGGCAAGCTGTCGCGGCGCAGGATCGAGGACCTGAAGATCGGTGCGCGCATCGAAGTCGACGAAGCCAAGGAAGACCCGCTGGATTTCGTGCTGTGGAAGGGCGCCAAGCCCGGCGAGCCGAGCTGGGAGTCGCCTTGGGGCGCCGGCCGTCCGGGTTGGCATATCGAGTGCTCGGTGATGTCCACCTGCTGCCTGGGCGAGACCTTCGATATTCATGGTGGCGGCCCGGACCTGGTATTCCCGCACCACGAGAACGAGATCGCGCAAAGCGAAGCGGCCACCGGCAAGCAGTACGCCAATGCCTGGATGCACGCCGGTGCGGTGCGCGTCGACGGCGAGAAGATGTCCAAGAGCCTCGGCAACTTCTTCACCATTCGCGAGGTGCTGGAGAAATATCAACCCGAGGTGGTGCGTTACCTGCTGGTGGCCAGCCACTACCGCAGCCCGATCAACTATTCCGAGGACAGTCTGCGCGAGGCCAAGGGGGCGCTGGAGCGTTTCTACAACGGGCTCAGGGGGCTGCCGGTGGTCGAGCCTGCCGGTGGCGATGACTTCGTCGCACGCTTTGGCGCGGCGATGGACGACGACTTCAATTCCCCGGAAGCCTGCGCGGTGCTGTTCGAAATGGTTCGTGAGGTCAACCGGCTGCGTGAATCCGATCTGGCCGCCGCGGCCGCGCTGGCTGCGCAGTTGAAGGCGCTGGCGGGTGTGCTGGGCGTGCTGCAGCTCGAACCGGAAGCTTTCCTGCAGGCCGGTGCGGCGGGGAAGGTCGATGCCGCCGAGGTCGAGCGTCTGATCGCTGCGCGTCTGCAGGCGCGCACCGAGAAGAACTGGGCGGAATCCGATCGTATCCGCGACCAGCTCACCGCGATGGGAGTGGTGCTGGAAGACGGCAAGGGCGGCACGACCTGGCGCCTGGCCGAATAATCCGGCTGTGAACAGGAACGGCACCGAAAGGTGCCGTTCCTGTTTGGAGCTGCCGTAGGCTTAACCGTGCAGGTGCTCGGCCGCATGCAGGGTGTTTTCCAGCAGGCAGGCGCGGGTCATCGGGCCGACGCCGCCCGGCACCGGCGTGATCCACGCGGCGCGCTCGCAGGCCGGGCCGAATTCCACGTCGCCCAGCAGGCGGCCGTCGGCCTGGCGGTTGATGCCGACGTCGATGACGATGGCGCCAGGCTTGATCCATTCGCCCTTGACCAGGCCGGTAATGCCGGTGGCCACCACGACCAGATCGGCCCGCTTGACGTGCTCGGCGAGGTTGTGGGTGAAGCGATGGGTCACGGTGGTGGTGCAGCCGGCCAGCAGCAGCTCCAGCGCCATGGGGCGGCCGACGATGTTCGAAGCGCCCACCACCACCGCATCCAGGCCATGCAGGTCGATTCCGGTGCTTTCCAGCAGGGTCATGATGCCTTTCGGCGTGCAGGGGCGCAGCAGGGGCATGCGCTGCGCCAGCCGGCCGACGTTATAAGGGTGGAAACCATCCACGTCCTTGTCGGGGCGGATGCGCTCCAGCAGTTGCGAGGCGTCGAGCTGCCTGGGTAGTGGCAGTTGAACGAGAATCCCGTCGATGGTCGGATCGTCGTTGAGCCGGTCGATCAGTGCCAGCAGGTCTTCCTGGCGAGTATCGGCCGGAAGATCGTGGGCGACGGAGTTGAAGCCCACTTCCTCGCAGTCCTTGCGCTTGTGCGCTACGTATACCTGGGAGGCTGGGTCGCTACCCACCAGAATCACCGCCAGCCCCGGCGCGCGGAGCCCCAGGGCACGGCGCTCGGCAACACGACTGGAGATCTGTTGGCGAATGTTGGCAGCGATCGTTTTACCGTCGATCAGTTGTGCGGTCATGACGCTTGGTTAACCATCGGAAAGGATTTGGAAAGGACGCACATTCTCGCACGCCGCGACGACACGGCAAAGGCGAAGCGCCGGGCAACAACCGTAACCCCTTTATCTAACTGAAATTTTTTTGATCCTGGTGTTGACGAGTGTGCAGAGCCTCTATAACATTCGCCCCGCTTGTCGAGCACAGCCTGCTGCTGGGTAAGATGGCTTTCGGAGAGGGGTGACTTCTTCACGGCCGGAGCTTCAAGTCTGCGCTCCGCACAGAATGCAGATAAGAGCGCCCGTAGCTCAGCTGGATAGAGCATCCGCCTTCTAAGCGGATGGTCGCAGGTTCGAGTCCTGCCGGGTGCGCCATTTCGGGCTCTGGCACAAGCAAGATGCAATGCAATATGGTGGGCGTAGCTCAGTTGGTAGAGCACAGGATTGTGGCTCCTGGTGTCGAGGGTTCGATCCCCTTCGTCCACCCCATATTCCAGAAAACGCCAGGCGCTGCCTGGCGTTTTCGTTTGAAGCCCCGCTTGGCGGACGTGGTGAAATTGGTAGACACACCAGATTTAGGTTCTGGCGCCGCAAGGTGTGAGAGTTCGAGTCTCTCCGTCCGCACCATGTAACAAGCTGAAAGCCCCGGATTCCGGGGCTTTCGCGTTTCTGGGGTAGCGCGAATGTGGGTGTGATCGTTCCCAGCGCATTCCCAGCGATAACAAGTGTGCGGCACTGAAAACCGCCTCCCGCGCGATTCACCGCGTTTTATCTTGACACATCGAAAACGGGTAATTTTGGTAATGTCGTTTCTCGGCAAGCATAAAAACCTTTCCGATCAAAGGGTTAGAACCAATTGTTAAAGGTAATTTTTTGGTAATTCAGAGGTAAGCAGATTACCTGATCTGATAGTCAGCAGTGCAAAAGGCGGAGCCCTTTAGAATCAATGGCTTACGTAAAAATTACCTTTTCCCTTACCTGAAATTACCTTCGAAGGTAAGCGGCTGAGCCCAGTAAAATCGGGGCCTCCAGCCGTATTCTTGAAGCCCCTGACCAAAATTACCCATTTCCGAATTCGCCTCTGAAATCGGTTGGCTCGCATAGGCCAGCGGACGCCCTAAGAGGAAGCCTTACGCGCAGGGATTCGCAGGGTTGCCGGCCGCCGTGAATGCCTCTCCAGCGCGCAGCCTGGGCCGCTCTCGGCCATCCCGCAGGGGTGCGGAAAAAGCCATAGGTTTAGCCCGCAGGTGTGGTGGGGGGACAACGGCGCGCGCCGGGTGCGGATTGGTCCTGCCGGCCCTGCTGGTCGCGCTGAGCTATGATTGGCCGAGAGCATTGGCAGGAGGCGGCGTGGAAACGATCGACGAGCAAGAGGAGCGTGAGATCCTGGAGTGGTCTCTGGGTGATTACGACAACGGGGAGACGGGTTGCCCGAACTGCGGCCGGCACAGGCTGTGCATCTGCACGAACGGCAAGCATCGCTGCGAGAAGTGCAACTACTCGCCGGAACTGGCCGGTTACGCGCCGAGTCATCTCGAATAGCTGAAACCCACATGAATACTGGCGCGCAGCCACTTTGCCGATGGACTCGAAGCAACTTTTTTGCTATGGTTTGCTGGGGTTTTGCTAGCTAGCAAAACGCTCTTTTCAGGGCCGGCCAGGCACAAAAAAGCCGCCTCGAGGGCGGCTTCGGTTTTGGCGCGATTGGTGGCGAGTTCAGCCCTTTGCCGGCAACTCGAACGGCCGGAAGCGGATCACCTCTTCCCCCAGCCACTCGTTAACCTGCTGCAGCCGCGCCTGGATCGGTTCCAGCTCGTTGACGGCCCAGACCTCGGCGGCCTCGCGCAGTGAGCCGAAGCCGCCGGCATTTTGCGGGACGATGCCCATCAGTTGGGGAGGGATGCGCAGCGCGGCCAGCAGGTCGTCGCGGCTGATGTTTTTGATGCTGCCGAACTCATCCTTGGCCGCCACCTCGCTCACCGGGATCAGCTGCAGGCCTTCCTTCTTTCCGCCCGGTGCGTACATGAACAGGTTGCGGAAATTGCCCGGCCCCTTCGAGTTCTTCAGGGCGGTGCGCAGGGCGTCGATGTCCTCCTCCTTCTGCGCCGCGTCGGTCATGTACAGGATGAACCCGGCATGCGAGCCGTTCTGGTAGTAGCGCCGTCGGAACAGCGTCGCCGACTCGTTGAGCAGCGCGCTTTGCAGCGCAGACAGCCACTCAGGCACGCCATACACCTCCTGATTGATGTCCGCCTCGCGCAGGTGGCAGATGGTGCCGGGTGCAAACTCGTGCTCGTCCCGCCAGCCACGCACCTGGTAGTAGGTGTCCAGATCCGCGCCGCGGCGCATGTACTTGGCCAGGGTGGGGCGCAGCTCCAGCGGCTGGCCGAGCATATTGCGGCGTACCTCCAGATAGGCGTTGCCGCACCATAGCCAGTCCAGGGCGAACTGGCCGAACGCTGCCCGGCTCAGCAGGCGGTGCGGGATGAATGTCCGTTCCAGCATGTTGCGCTTGAAGTTGAGCCCCGACTGCAGGAACACGCTCGCCCTGGTTGACTTCGCCAGCCCGTCCAGCGACAGCGGTGGTTCGTACCACCGTCCGTTGAGCCAGCACTCCAGATAGTCCAGGACCTCCCGGCCATCGAGCACCGGCGTTGGATCGCCGAAGGTGAACACCTCGACGTTGCCGGCTGGTTGGCGCGTGAGCACCTCGCCCTCGAGTGGCGCCACGTGGGCGGGCAGGGTGGAACGGGGGCGCTTGCGCTTGGCCATTAGTAGATCTCCATGATTCCGGTATTCGTCGAGGTCATGCCCTCGAGCGGTTCGTTGTGCAGGGCATGGAACAGCGCCCACGCGAGATCCGCGTGGCCGGTTTCATCGGTACGCCCCGCGGTGTAGGTCATCTGCCGGCCGCTGGCCGTGGTCGTCTTGCGGATCGCCATCAGCGAGGAGGCGAGGTCGGTCCAGCCGGCGTCGAATTCCAGCCGGCCCTTGTGGATCACGTCGTAGGCCTTCAGCACCAGGCGCGTTTTCACCTCGGGCGAGTAGCTGAACGTGGTCAGCCCCGGGAAGAACGACTTCACGAGCTGCGCCACGCCCGAGCCCATGCCCGTCATGTCGATGCCGATATAGGTCACCCAATAGCGCAGCGTCACCCGGCGGATCGCCTCGGCCTGGGCGGCGAAGTCCATTCCGCGGAACTGATGGCGCTCCAGCACGCGGAACTTCCCGCCCGGTACCAGCGGCGGGGCCACCACCACCAAGCCGGCGCTGTCGCCGGTTTCGGCCGGGTCATAACCGACCCACACCTGGCGATCGCCGAAGGGGCGATCGGCGAACGGCTTGTAGTCCTCGTTCCACTCGAAAAAGGTGTCAACCATGCAGGGCTGCAGGATGTTGAGCGGGAAGATGCTCGCGCCGTCATCGACGAACTGACACATCAGCAGGTTGGCATAGGCGTCGGCGCTGTACTCCTGGCGCAGCTCGTCGATGTCGAACAGATCGCAGCCGCGCTCCTCGGCGTCCAGGATGGTCACGATCTGGCGCCAGATCTTGTCCTCGCACAGTCGCCCCTGCTGCAGCGCATCGTGCGATACATCCAGCTGGATCCGCTGCGCCGCCGGCTTGCCCTTGTTGAACCGCTCACCCGTCCAGAACGAATAGGCCTCATGAGCCATGGAAGAGGGCGTCGAAAAGTAGGTGCGGCGGTACTTTTTCTGCATCGCCATGCCGCTGGCGACCTTGTTCAGCTCGCTGAACTTGAAGGTCCAGAAGAATTCGTCGAAGTAAAAGTTGCCGTGATAGCCCTGCGCGGTGCGCGCGTTGGTCCCGAGGAAATGCAGCTCGGCGCCGTTGGCCAGGATGATCGGGTCGCCGGTCAGCTCGACCTGGCACACCTCACGGGCGAACGCCTGGATGTACGCCTTGAAGATGTGCGCTTGATTCTTCGATGCGGACAGGAAGATCTGATTACGCCCCGTCACCAGCGCATCGAGCAGCGCCTCGCGGGCGAAGTAGTAAGTCGCCCCGATCTGTCGACTCTTGAGAATCGCACGGGTCCGCTGGTTACCCGCCCGGTACCAGTCCAGCTGATAGCCGAAACAGCCATCGCGGAAGGCCTCCTCGAGCTGCTCGATGTGCTCCTCGGCGAACTCGTTGCGCTTGGGCTTCGCCTTCGGCCCGGCGTTGCGCTTGTCCAGGTTCGGGTTGAGCTCGGCCTCCGTTCCGCCGCCCTGGAACCGCTGGATGCGCGCCTGGCGCTCGAGCTGGCGGTGCAGCAGGTCGATTTCCTTGAAGTCGCCGCCGGTCTTGCCGTCCTTCAGGATCAGCTGCACCAATCGCGCCTCCAGCGCCCCGCCGATCCGCTCGACATTGTCCGCGCGGTCCCACTCGTCCCGGGTTTTCCACGAGTGGACGGTCTTTTCCTTCTCGCCCAGGTGGTCAGCGATATCCGTGATGCGCCAACCCGTCCAGTACAGGAATTTGGCCTGGCGGCGGTTATCACGCTGGGCGGGTAGTTCGGTGGCGGTATTCATGGCGCCGATGCTGCCGCCCGCGCGCGAGGCCCGTTAGCGGGGCGTCCTGTACCTGCCGCCCATCCATGGTGCCCGCGTTGCCCGGCCTGCGCCGCCTGCCGACCATGCCCTCACAGCAACTGCACCCAGCAGCTACCGATCGAGGACAGCCCATGGCCGGCAACAGCAACCCCGCCAAGAAACTCCGCTCCAAGTTCTTCCGCGTCGCCGTCGAAGGCGCCACCACCGATGGCCGCCAGATCGAACGCCAATGGCTGGTCGACGCCGCCGAGACCTACAGCCCCAACACCTACGGCGCCCGGGTCTGGATCGAGCACATGCGCAGCCTGCTGCCGGACAGCCCGTTCCGTGCCTATGGCGATGTCGTTGCGCTGAAAACCGAAGAGGTCGAGATCGCCGGCGCCAAGAAGCTCGCCCTGTTTGCCCAGATCGAGCCGACCGCCGACCTGGTCGCCATGAACAAGGCCCGCCAGAAGCTCTACACCAGCATCGAACTGCGCCCGAAATTCGCCGGCACCGGCCGCGCCTACCTGGACGGCATCGCCGTCACTGACACCCCGGCCAGTCTGGGCACCGAGATGCTGGCGTTCAGCGCCCAGCACCCGGAAGCCAACCCGCTCAAGGCACGCAAGGCCAACCCGGAGAACCTGTTCTCCGAGGCCATCGAGGCCGCCCTGGAATTCGAAGAAGTCGAAGACGAGGACAGCAAGGTCAGCGGGCTGTTCAGCCGCGTCCTCGAGGCCCTCGGCAAGAGCAGGGAAAAGGAAGGCAAGGACGCCGCCCATTTCACCGAACTGACCGAGTCGCTCGAAGCGGTGGCCGAGCACGTCGCCGAGCAGAGCCAGGCGTTCGCCGCCGAAAAGAGCGCTCGCGAAGCCCTGCAGGTCGCGCACGACAAGCTCGCCACACAGTTCGCCGACCTGCTCAAGACGCTGGAGCGTACCCAGGCACCCAACAACCCGAACAACCCGCAGTTCAATCAGCGCCCGCCGGTCTCCGGCGGTGACGGTCGCGTCGTCACCGACTGCTGACACCCGAAACGGACCCGCCCAGCCAAGGAACACCGGAGAAACCCATGCGCAACGAAACCCGTGCCCTGTTCAACGCCTACCTGCAGCAGCTCGCCCAGCTGCACGGCGTACCCGACGTCACCACCAAATTCGCCGCCGCCCCGGCCGTGGCGCAGACGCTGGAAAACCGCATCCAGGAATCCAGCGAATTCCTGCGGCTCATCAACGTCTACGGCGTGCCCGAGCAGATCGGCGAGAAGATCGGCCTCGGCGTCAACGGCACCATCGCCGGCACCACCGACACCGACGCCAAGGACCGCGAAACCCGCGACCCGAGCGCGCTGGATAACCGCGGCTACGTCTGCACCCAGACCAACTTCGACACCCACCTCAAATACTCGAAGCTGGACGCCTGGGCCAAGTTCTCGGATTTCCAGGCCCGTATTCGCGACGCCATCATCAAGCTGATGGCGCTCAACCGCATCATGATTGGTTGGAATGGCACCAGTCGTGCGGCCACCTCAAACCCGGCCACCAGCCCCCTGCTGCAGGACGTCAACATCGGCTGGTTGCAGAAGATGCGCACCGAGAACGAAGCGCGGGTCATGGCCGAAATCGTCGACGGCAGCGGCAAGATCGGCATCGGCGCCGGCCAGGACTTCGCCAACATCGACGCCCTGGTGTTCGCCATGGTCAACGAACTGCTCGAGCCCTGGTATCAGGAGGACCCGAGCCTGGTTGTCGTTTGTGGCCGCAAGCTGCTGGCTGACAAATACTTCCCCATCATCAACCAGAAGCACGACCCGTCCGAAATGCTGGCGGCCGACATCGTCACCAGCCAGAAACGCATCGGCAACCTGCCGGCCGTGCGCGTGCCGTACTTCCCGGCCAACGGCCTGCTGGTCACCCGCCTGGACAACCTGTCGATCTACTGGCAGGAGAACACCCGCCGCCGCACCGTCGTCGACAACGCCAAGCGCGACCGCATCGAGAACTACGAGTCGGTCAACGAGGCCTACGTCATCGAGGACCTGGGCTGCGCGGCGCTCGCCGAGAACATCGAGATCGTCGAGGGCTGACCATGACCAATCCCTGCCGTCGCCACTTCCAGCGTGTCACTGCCGCCAAGGCGGCAGCGGCCGCTGGCCCCGAACAATCCATGGCCGGCGCCACCGCCTACGAACAGCAACTGCTCCAGCTCAACCAGGACCGCCTGCGCCTCAAGCAGGTGAAATCCGAGCAGGGCAAGGCCGAGCTCAAGCGCCTGCTCATCCCGGCCTACGTGCCCTATATCGAGGGCGTGCTGTCCGCCGGCAACGGCGCCCAGGACGATGTGCTCACCACCATCATGGTCTGGAGCATCGACGCGGGCGAGTTCGAAGATGCGCTGACCATTGGCGCCTACGTGCTCAAGCACAACCTGAAGATGCCCGACCGCTTCGCCCGGACCACCGGTTGCCTGCTGGCCGAAGAGGTGGCAAATGCCGCGCTCAAGGCCCAGAAGGCCGGCGGCGAATTCTCGCTGTTCGTGCTCGAGCAGGCCCTGCGCATCACCGTCGAACACGACATGCCCGACGAAGCCCGCGCCAAGCTGCACCTGGCAACAGGCAAGGCAATGCTGGGCATGGTCGACGAGCAGCAGCTCGACGGCGAGTTGCTCGAGCAAGCCAAGGCGCACCTGGCCCGTGCCATCGACCTGCACAGCAACTGCGGCGGCAAGAAGGATCTGGAGCGCGTTGGCCGCCTCCTCAAGAAACACGCGGAAAGCAAGCCAGCCGACTCCGGTACCGGCGAGCCACCGGCCGATGAGACGTCCAACCCCGACCAGGGCGACGGCGATCAAACCGACCTGGGCGAGCAGGGCACCGACTCCGGTACCGGCGAGCCCCCCGCTAACTGAGCGTCCCCCACGCACTCGGCGGCTCGGGGCGGATCGACAGGCTTTCTCCTTGGCTTGTCGTGAAGCCCCGACCACCGCCGAACTAGGGCAAGAATTCATGAGCGCATTCATCGCCACCGGCGGCACCGCTGCCGCCCCGATCACCAACGACGGTTGGTACCCCGACCTGGACGCCGACCACCTGCGCGCCGCGCTGCGCCTGGACGGCAGCGTCACCGAGGCCCGCCTCGAGGTCGCCGCGGTCAATGCCATGATCGAGGTCAACCGCGAATTGCGTACCTGGAAGGCCCGGCAGCTGGCTGCTGGCCATGCCAGCCTGGCCGACGTACCGGCCGAGCAGATCCAGGACGAATCCGAACTGCTGCACCTCTACCGCCGCGCCATCTACTGCCGCGCCGGCGCCGAGCTGGCCGAGCGCTACCGCGACTACAGCGCCACCGGCGACGGAGCCGAACGCGCCGATGCGCAGCTGCCCACTGCCGACGAATACCGCCGCGACGCCCGCTGGGCGATCCGCAGCATCCTCGGCGTCGTGCATACCACCGTGGAGCTCATCTGATGGCCAGCCTGCGCGCCCAGCAGGGCGACACCGTCGACGCCATCTGCTGGCGGCACTACGGGCGCACCGCCGGCGTGGTCGAGCAGGTCCTCGACGCCAACCCCGGCCTGGCCGACCTCGGCCCGGTCATCCCCCACGGCACGCAGGTTTTGCTGCCCGAACAGGCCGTGCGCGCCGAACAACGCCAAGTGGTGAACCTATGGGACTGATCTACCTCGCCCTCTACAAAGGCCGCGGCACGCTGTTCAACCGCCTGGTCCGTCTCTGGACGCGCTCCAAATACAGCCACTGCGAACTCGTCATGCCCGACGGCCGCTGGCTGTCCGCCTCGGCCATGGACGGCGGCGTGCGCGCCAAACGCATCGAGCTGAACCTTGAGCATTGGGACCTCATCCCGCTGCCCTGGGCTGACCAACGTCAGATCCAGCACCTGTTCGAGAAGCACGCCGGCAAAGGTTACGACTGGCTCGGCCTGTTCGGCAGCCAACTGCTGCCCCTGACCATCGACAACCGCCGCCGCATGTTCTGCAGCGAATTCTGTGCCGCCGCCCTGGGCTTCCCCCTCGCGCAGCGCTACAGCCCCGCGCTGCTCGGCGAAGTCGTGCAGCGCGTTCATGCCATCACAACCGCAGGGCAACAGGATGAAGCACATGCCTGACAGACCGGAAACCTGGGCGTTTCTCGCCACCTGGATCGAGCACAACTTCCCTGCGCTCTACGCCGGCGGGCTCGCCTTCCTCATCGCCATCTGGCGCATCATCTACAACGGCGGCAAGCTCCGGCAGCTCGCCCTCGAGGCGCCCCTGTGCGGCATGCTCGGCGTCGGCGTCTCCTACGGCCCGTCGCTGATCGGCGCGCCGCCCGAGGCTGGCGTATTCCTCGCCTGCATGGTCGGCCTGTTCGGCGTCGAGGCCAGCCGCGCCGCGGCCAGGCGCGTCCTGCACAAGAAGGCAGACCAGCTATGACCGACACCCTACGCATCGGCTCGCGCGGCCTGGCCGTGCGCAACCTGCAGGCCGCCCTCAAGCTGGCCGGCATCGACGTCCACGTCGACGGCGACTTCGGCGAGCAGACCGAGCGCGCCGTCGCTGCCTTCCAGCGCCGCGCCGGGCTGGTGGACGATGGCGTCGCCGGGCCAAAAACCCTGGCCGCGCTCCAGGGCCGCGACACCTCACGCTACCTCAAGCGGCAGAACCTGCAGCAGGCCGCCGACCGCCTCGGCGTACCGCTGGCCAGCGTCATGGCCGTCAACCAGGTGGAAAGCAGAGGGGAGGGATTCGCCGCCAATGGCCGCCCGGTGATTCTGTTCGAACGCCATGTGATGCACGAACGCCTGCAGGCCAACGGCCTGAGTGAGGCCGAGGCCGATGCGCTCGCCGCGAAGCATCCCGCCCTGGTCAACCGCAAGTCCGGCGGCTACGTCGGCGGCACCGCCGAGCATCAACGCCTCGCCCAGGCGCAGCAGATCCACGCGGCCGCCGCGCTGGAATCCGCCAGTTGGGGCCTGTTCCAAATCATGGGCTACCACTGGCAGCGCCTCGGCTACCTGGACGCCCAGCACTTCGCCGACACCATGGCGCTCAGCGAGGCCGCACAGCTCGACGCCTTCGTCTGCTTTATCGAAACCGACCCGGCGCTGCACAAGGCGATGAAGGGTAAGAAGTGGGCCGAGTTCGCCAAGCGCTACAACGGCCCGAACTACGCCCGCAACCTCTACGACGTCAAGCTGGCCCGGGCCTATGCCCAGTTCGCCGGCGAGCAGGAGCAAGCCGCATGATCGACCTAGACCAGATCCGCAAGCACAGCCTGCAGGATGGCGACGTGCTCGCCCTGCCAGCCGGAACGCCAGTGGCGCAGGTCGAGCAGTTCGTTGAGGCGTTGCGCGAGGTGAAATCGGGCGCACGGTGCGTGGTGGTCATCGGCGACCTGCAGCAGCTGGACGAAGCCGCCATGAACGCCGCCGGCTGGTACCGCAAATGACCACTACCCGCCAACTCCTCTACGGCCTCGCCCTGGTCGCCGCGCTCTGCCTGCTGATCTGGACGCAGCAGCAGCGCATCGACACCGCGACCGCCCGCGCGGATCTCGCCACCGAGCGCCTGCAAACCGCCGAGCAGCGCAACACCCGCCAGGCCGCCACCATCGTGCGCCTGGGCGGCGAGGTGGCCGCCCAGCGCCTCGACCAGCTCGCACTGCAGCAAACGCTCAGCGACCTGCGCCAGGCCCACGCCACCGATCAGCTCAAGAAAAAGGAGCAACGCCGTGAAGACCCAACCCATGCCACGTGGGCTGCTCAGCCTCTGCCTGCTGCAGCTCGCCGCCTGCACAAACGTCCCGCAATCACCGGAGCAGACGGTTACCGTCAATGGCTGTCCAGTCGTGACGCGCTGCACGCTCACCCCGGCGGCGCCGATCGATAACGGCGAGCTCAGCGACGACAGCGACTACCTCATGGCCGCCTGGGGCGAATGCGCCGCCAAGGTCGACCAGGTGGTGGACCACAACGCGCGGGCCGAGCAACCATGAACAAGCCTGAATCCCTGCGCGCCCACCTGCTGGCAGCCATCCCCGAGCTGAAGCGCAACCCCGACCGCCTGCTGGTGTTCATCGACAACGGCAGCCTGCGCAGCACCGCCGCGCCGGGCCTGTCGTTCGAATACAGCTACACCCTCAACCTGATCCTGACCGACTTCGCCGGCCATCCGGATGCCGTGGCGATCCCGCTGTTCGCATGGATCCTGACGAACCAGCGCGAACTGATGGAGAACCTGGAGCGGGGCAGGGACGCCATCAAGTTCGAGGCCGACATCCTCGACAACAGCAAGGTCGACCTCAGCATCACCCTGCCGCTCACCGAGCGGGTGATCGTCAAGCGCCAGGCCGATGGCACGCTGCAGGTCAGCCACCCGGCCGAGCCGGTGGTCGATGACGAACTGTTCCTGGTGCCGGCGATGCGCGTGGAAACCAGCACCGGCGAGTTGCTCGCCGAATGGGGCAGCAATGGCTGACGACCTGAGCGCCCTCGAGGACTGGGCCGGCGCGCTGCTCAACCAGCTGCAGCCCGCCGAGCGCCGCAAGGTCACCGGCGCCATCGCCCGTGACCTGCGCCGCACCCAGCAGCAGCGCATCGCCGCGCAGAAGAACCCGGACGGCACGCCCTACGCCCCACGCAAGCCCCGACAGGAACTGCGCGCCAAGGCTGGCCGCATCAAGCAGCGCAAAATGTTCGCCAAGCTGCGCACCGCCCGTTACCTGCGCCTGCAGAGCGACGCCGCGAGCATCGCCATCGGCTTCGCCGGCCGCGTCTCGCGCCTGGCGCGCATCCACCAGTACGGCCTGCGCGATCGGCCAGGGCAGGGCGCGCCGGATGTGCAGTACGCCCGCCGCGCGCTGCTCGGCTTCACCGATACAGATCTAGAGCTCATCCGCGACCGCCTGCTCGAGCACCTGGTGCCCTGAGCCTGTAACGGCAACCGCTACACAGCCCCGCGAATGCGCCCCGCGCGCGCGAACGCCAGCATGGCGGCATGAACATCACCGACCTCCTGCGCCGCCTCGAAAACCTGATCCGCCTCGGCACCATCGCCGCGGTGGACCATCAGGCTGCGCGCTGCACCGTCAGCAGCGGCGGGCTCAGCATCCCCAATCTGCCCTGGCTCGCCCTGCGCGCCGGCGCCAGCAGCGACTGGGACCCGCCCACGGTCGGCGAGCAGTGCATTCTGCTTAGCCCCAGCGGCGAGCCCGCCCAGGGCATTGCCCTGGTCGGCCTCTACTCACAGCAACGTCCGGCGCCGTCGAACAGCGCAAACCTGCGCCGCCGCAAATACCCGGACGGGGCTGTGATCGATTACGACCACGCCACCCACCAGCTCACCGCCACATTGCCCGCCGGCGGCAAGGCGAGAATTATCGCCACTGGTGGCTTGTACGTGGTTGGTCCCATCATCCATGAGGGTGACTACACCCAGACCGGCAACCAGAGCGTCACCGGCCTGGTGACCGTCAGCGAAGACGTGATCGCCGCCGGCATCAGCCTGGTCAACCACGTGCATGGCGGCGTCCAGGGCGGGCCGAGCAATACGGGAGGGCCGCAATGATCGGCATGTCCGCCCGTAACGGCCGCACCGTCAGCGACTCGGCGCACCTGGCCCAGTCCATCGCCGACATCCTCACCACGCCCATCGGCTCGCGCGTGATGCGCCGTGAATACGGCAGCCAGCTGCCCGACCTGATCGACGCCCCCTTCAATGACGCCACCCGCCTGCAGGCCTACGCCGCCGTGGCCATGGCCCTGATGCGCTGGGAGCCGCGTATTCGCCTCAGCCGCGTGCAGCTCAGCCTCGGCGAGCAGCCAGGGGAGGCCTACCTTGACGTGGAAGGCAACCAAATCGACACCAACGAGCCGCTCAGCCTGCGCGTGCCGCTCAGCCTGGGGGCCATCGTATGAGCCAGTTCACCGCCATCGACCTCGCGCAGGTGCCGGCCCCGCAGGTAGTCGAGGCCCTGGATTTCGAACAGATCTACGCCGCCATGCTTGCCGACCTGCTCGAGCGTATGCCCGAATTTGATGCAGCGGTCGAATCCGAACCGGTCGTGAAAATTCTGGAAGTCGCGGCCTATCGCGAGCTGCTGCTGCGCCAGCGCATCAACAATGCGGCCCAGGCCGTCATGCTGCCCTACGCCCGCCGCACCGACCTGGACAACCTCGGCGCCCTGTTCGGCGTCACCCGCCTGCTGATCACCCCGGCGGACCTCACGGCGACCCCGCCCGTCGCGGCCGTGTACGAGAGCGACAGCGACTTCCGCTACCGCATCCAGCTGTCCCTCGAAGGCCTCAGCACTGCCGGGCCGGAGGGCGCGTACGTGTTCCACGCCCTGAGCGCGGATGGCCAGGTGCTCGACGCCAGCGCCATCAGCCCTCAGCCCGGCGTGGTGCTGGTCACCGTCCTGTCGCGTCAGGGCAACGGCGCCCCAAGCCCCGAACTAGTCGCCACCGTGCTGGCCGGCCTGTCCGACGAGAGCGTCCGACCGCTTACCGACTACGTCCAGGTCCAGCCCGCCACCATCGTGCCGTACCAGATCACCGCCACCCTGTATTTCTATGCCGGCCCGGACCGGGAAGTGATCATGGCCAATGCCCTGCAGGCGATCACGGCCTACACCGAGGGCCAGCACCGCCTGGGGCTCGACGTCACCCTGTCCGGCATCTACGCCGCGTTGCACCAGCCGGGCGTGCAGCGGGTCGACCTGGCCAACCCCGCCGCCAACCTGATCATCGACAGGCAGAGCGCCTCGCATTGCACCGCCATCAACCTGATCGATGGTGGCCTCGATGAATAACCTGCCCAGCCTCCTGCCACCCAATGCCAGCGAGCTGGAGCGCCAGCTCGAGCAGGCCACCGCGCGCCAGGGCAACCTGCCGGTGCCGCTGCGCGAACTCTGGAACCCAGACACCTGCCCCGAACACCTGCTGCCCTGGTTGGCCTGGTCCCTGTCGTTGGACAGCTGGCAACCCTACTGGCCCGTCGCGGTAAAACGCGAGCGCATCAAGCGGGCCATCGAAATCCAGCGCCGCAAGGGCACCGCCAAGAGCGTGCGCGACGTGGTCAGCAGCTTCGGCAGCGCCCTGGCTCTGCGCGAATGGTGGCAGAAGGCGCCCATGGGCGAGCCACACACCTTCGACGTCGTGCTAACCCTTGGCGCAGGCGTACCCAATACCGCCGCCTACCAGCAGGACATCCTCAAGGAAATCGACCGCACCAAGCCCGTGCGCGCCCACTACACCCTCACGCTCGGCCTGGCCGCCACCGGCGGGCTCCGCCTCCAGGGGGCCGCCCGCCCCGTCGTCTACCGTCGCCTGCAATGCACAGAGGCCCCGTAATGGCACTACCCATCACCATCACCAACGCCGGCCGCGCCGAAATCATCAACGCCCAGAACACCGGTACCGGCCCGGTCACCATCACCGAGATCGGCTTCGGCACCGGGCAGTACAACCCAAGCAAGGCGCAAACGGCCCTGCAGGCACAGGTCAAACGGTTGGGCTCGATCGCCGGCCAGGCCGTGGCCGACGACACCATTCACGTCATGGCCAAGGATGAAAGCGCCGATGCCTACAACGTCGGCGAGTTCGGCCTGTTCAGCGACCAGGGCACGCTGATCGCCGTCTACTCGCAGCCGTCCGCCAGCGGCTGGATCATCCAGAAGGCAGCACCGTCGACGCTGCTGCTGGCCACCGACATTATTCTGGAGAGCCTGGACGCCACCAGCATCACCTTCGGCGATATCCTCTTCATCAACCCGCCGGCCACGGAAACCGTCGCGGGTGTGGTGATGCTGGTCAATAACCTGGTTACGGGCAATGCGGACCGGGCGCTGACGGCGGCCATGGGCAAGAAGCTGCAGGATGAAAAGCAGCCCGCCGATGCCACCCTCACGGCCTTGGCCGGCCTGGTATCTGCTGCCAACCAACTGATCTACGCGACAGGGCCGGACAGCTTCGCCATGACGCCGCTGACGGCCTTCATGCGCACGCTGCTCGACGATACGGATGCAGCGACGGCCCGGGCCACACTCGGGGCGAACGATGCGAGCAACCTGACGGCAGGGACCATCCCGGCGGCCAGGGTGCCGACGTTGAACCAGTCCACTACGGGCAACGCGGCCACCGCGACGAAGCTGGCCACGGCACGCACCATCAATGGCGTTGCTTTCGATGGGTCGAGCAATATCACAGTTGCAGACAGCACCAAACAGCCCGCCGATGCCACCCTCGCGGCCTTGGCCGGCCTGGTATCCGCTGCCAATCAACTGATCTACGCGACAGGGCCGGACAGCTTCGCCATGACGCCGCTGACGGCCTTCATGCGCACGCTGCTCGACGATACGGATGCGGCGACGGCCCGCGCCACGCTCGGGGCGAACGATGCGAGTAACCTGACGGCAGGGACCATCCCGGCGGCCAGGGTGCCGACGCTGAACCAGTCCACTACGGGCAACGCGGCCACCGCGACCAGGCTGGCTACCGTCCGCACCATTTCGTTGACCGGCGGCGCTACCGGTAGCGCAAACTTTGACGGTAGCGGCAACGTCTCGATCAATGTCGAGGTGCCGGACCTCAACGTGATGGCCAGCGCGGTTATGGTCTTCGCTCGCAACACCGCCCCCAATGGCTGGCTCAAGGCCAACGGTGCTGCAGTCAGCCGTACCACCTACGCCGCGCTGTTCGCCGCTATAGGCACCACGTTCGGTGCCGGCAACGGCAGTACGACCTTCAACCTGCCGGACCTACGTGGGGAATTCATTAGGGGTTGGGATGATGGACGTGGCGTCGATGCAGGTCGTGCGATGGGTAGCTGGCAAAACGGCGAAATCGAGAGTCACGCTCATACCCTTATCGGTAACCTGCAAAGCACCGGTACTGGCACTAACTCATTTCAAGGGCGAGAAGCCAGTGCATTCACGATGACGACTTCGTCGTATGGAGGCTCCGAAACCCGCCCCCGCAACATCGCCATGCTCGCCTGCATCAAATACTGAGGACCACCATGACCGAGGCCCCACGCATCTACTGCATCGACCTGCGCATCGGCGAATACCTGCCCGATATCGTAGCGTTCGCCGACCCCGATCCGCTGGACACCGACAACTGGCTGGTCCCGGCCGGGGCCTATCTCGAGGCGCCGCCAGTGGCTGCTGCTCAGCAGGCTGTACTGCGCGGTGATGCCGGCTGGTACTTGGTCGAGGATCACCGAGGCCGCTACTACCGAACCGATACCGGCGCCGCCGAGCAGTTCGCTGATTTCGGTCCGCTTCCTGACCACCTTACCGCCACGCCGCCCCCGAGTGCAGCCCATGTCTGGCGTGACGGTTTATGGGCATTTGACGAAGCCAAACAGGCCGAACAGTTGGCCGCGCAGTGTCAGATGCTCTGTACCGCCATCGACACCACTGCCGACGCCGCCCGCGCTCGCGTCGCCGGTGATCCGCTGCGCGCCGTCGAATACGACCGCGCCGCGGCCGAGGCGCAGGCCTTCGCCGACGCGGGCTATCCGGCCGCTGCCGTGCCCCGCACCGTCGCCGCCTGGGCCATCAACGGCCGCACCGCGCGCGAGGCAGCGGACAGCATCCTGGCCGAGGCCGCGGCCTACACCGAGGCGCTGTACGTCATCCGCGAAACCCGCCTGGCCGCCAAGGAACAGATCCGCACGCTGATGGCCGCCGGCGAGGTCGAGCAGGCGCAGCAGCTGGCCGAGCAGACCATCGCCGCGATCGAGGCGGCGGTGGCAGGCATCGGCAACGCGGTGGCGTGATGTAACCCCCCTCGCTACACAGCCCACCGCTCGCGCCCCTTGCGCGCGCGCGTCACCCTCAAGGCTCACTGATCCGGCACTCGCCCAGGAGCCTCAACCCCATGGCCACCGACTTCCATCACGGCGTCCGCGTCCTCGAAATCAACGAGGGCACGCGCCCCATTCGCACCGTTTCCACCGCCGTGGTGGGCATGGTCTGCACCGCGTCGGATGCTGATGCGGTCAAGTTCCCGCTCAACAAGCCCGTGCTGCTCACCGACGTGCTCACCGCGTCCGGCTCCGCCGGCGAACTGGGTACCCTGGCGCGCAGCCTGGACGCCATCGCCGACCAGGCGTCGCCCGTCACCGTCGTGGTACGGGTGGAAGAGGGCGCTGACGAGGCCGCGACCACCAGCAACATCATCGGCGGTGTAAGCCCAACCGGCGAATACCTGGGCATGAAGGCCCTGCTGGCGGCCGAGGCCCAGCTCGGCGTCAAGCCGCGCATTCTCGGCGTGCCGGGGCTCGACTCGCTGGCGGTTACGACCGAGCTGGTGGCCATCGCCCAAAAGCTGCGCGGCTTCGCCTACGCCAGCGCCTACGGCTGCGAAACGGTATCGGATGCCATCGCCTACCGCGCCGGTTTCGGCGCGCGCGAGCTGATGCTCATCTGGCCGGACTTCGTCTCCTGGGACACCACCACCAACGCCAACGCACCGGCCAGCGCCATCGCCCGCGCCCTGGGCCTGCGCGCCCGGCTCGACCAGCAGGTCGGGTGGCACAAAACCCTGTCCAACGTGCCGGTCAACGGCGTGTCCGGGCTGAGCCGCGACATCTACTGGGATCTGCAAAACCCCGCCACCGACGCCGGCCTGCTCAACGCGGCGGACGTCACCACGCTCATCAGGCGCGATGGCTTCCGCTTCTGGGGCTCGCGCACCTGCAGCGCCGACCCGTTGTTCGCCTTCGAGAACTACACCCGCACCGCCCAGGTGCTGGCAGACACCATGGCCGAGGGGCACTTCTGGGCGGTGGACAAGCCCATGCACGGCTCGCTTGTCCGCGACATCGTCGAAGGCATCAACGCCAAGCTCCGCGAACTCAAGCGCGGCGGCTACATCATCGACGGCCAGTGCTGGTTCGATGAGGCCGCCAACGACAAGGACACCCTCAAGGCCGGCAAGCTGTTCCTGGACTACGACTACACCCCCGTGCCGCCGCTCGAGGACCTGACCCTGCGCCAGCGCATCACCGACCGTTACCTGGTCGACTTCGCCGCCGGCATCAAAGCCTGACCCCATTCAACCCGCGCGGCCCCGGCCGCGCCGTAGGAGAGCGCCCCCATGGCCCTGCCTAAAAAGCTCAAGCACATGAACCTGTTCAACGATGGCACCAGCTACGTTGGGCAATGCAAATCCGTCACCCTGCCGACTCTGGGCCGCAAGCTGGAAAGCTTCCGTGGCGCTGGCATGGACGGCCCTGTCAAGGTCGACCTGGGCCACAACGACGACGGCATCCAGATCGAGTGGACGCTGGGCGGCTGGGACCTGACCGTCCTGCGCCAGTTCGGCGCCGTGCGGGCCGATGGCGTGATGCTGCGCTGGGCCGGAGCCGTGCAGCGTGACGACACCGGCGAGGTCTCCGCCGTCGAGGTGGTCGCCCGCGGCCGGCATGAAGAGATCGACTTCGGTGACGCCGAATCGGGTGAAGACACCGAGCACTCCATCACCACCACCTGCAGCTACTACAAGCTCAGCGTGGACGGCAACGTCGAGATCGAGATCGACCTGCTCAACTTCGTCTTCAACGTCAACGGCGAAGACCGCCTCGCCGAGCACCGCGCAGCCATCGGCCTGTAACCGTGCACAGCCAACGCCCACCCTTTCGTAACCCGCCGCAGCCACCACGCGCTGCGGCAACCCCAACCCCAAGGAGCACACCCATGAGCAAGACCAGCGATCCCATCGTCCTCGAGCAGGCCATCAAGCGCGGCGAGAGCAAACCCATCACCGAGATCACCCTGCGCAAGCCGGCCGCCGGCGAGCTGCGCGGCCTCAAGCTGGGCGACCTGATCAACGGCGACGTCAATGCCACCATCCGCCTGGTGCCGCGCATCAGCCAGCCGAGCCTGACCGAGCAGGAGACCGCCGCCCTGGACCCCGCCGACCTGCTGGCCTGCGCGGATGCCGTTGCTGGTTTTTTGCAGAAGAAGGGCGCAGCGGAATCCCCCGCAGCGTAGATGACGTCATGGCCGACATCGCCCTGGTGTTCCACTGGGGGCCGGAGCAGATGAACGCCATGCCCCTGCATGAACTGATGGACTGGCGCGAGCGCGCCCGCGATCGATGGGAGCGCACGCATGGCGCGTGATCTAAACCTTAAGGTCAACCTCCAGGCCCTGGACAACGCCACCCGCCCGCTGCGCACCATTGCCAGCGGCGCGACCAGCCTGGGGCGCGCCCTCAAGGACACCCGCGGCGAGCTGAAGGGCCTGCAGGCCCAGCAGACGGACGTCAGTTCGTTCCGCAACCTCAAGGGCGCGTCGGAACAGACCGGCGCAGCCATGCAGGCCAACCGCGAGCGCGTCAAGGCGCTGTCTCGGGAGATGGCCACCACCGCCACGCCGACCAAGGCGCTGACGCGGGAATTCCAAAGCTCGGTCCGCCAGGGCCACGCACTCAAGCAGAAGCACAACGAGCAGCAGCGCGAGCTGCAGGGCCTGCGCGGCAAGCTCAGCGAGGCGGGCATCAGCACCCGCAACCTCGGCCAGCATGAGCGCGACCTGCGCCAGCGCATCGAGGGCACCAACAAGACCCTGGCCCAGCAGGAGCAGCGCCTCAAGCAGCTCACCACCCAGCAGAAGCGCCTCGGCCAGGCCAAGGCCCAGTACGAACGCACCCAGCAACTGGCCGGCAGCATGGCCGCGACGGGGGCTGGCGGGCTGGCCGCCGGCAGCGGCATCCTCTATGCCGGCGCGCGAATGATGGCGCCGGGCCTGGAGTTCGACGCCAGCATGAGCAAAGTGCAGTCGCTGACAAAGCTCGCCGCTGGTAGTGAAGAGCTTGGCGCGCTGAGGCAGCAGGCACGAGATCTAGGCGCCAGCACCCAGTTCACTGCCGGGCAGGCCGCCGATGCCCAGGGCTTCCTGGCCATGGCCGGCTTCAAACAACAAGCGATCATCGCGGCGATGCCGGGCATGCTCGATCTGGCCAAGGCGGGCGACACCGACCTTGCGGCCACAGCGGATATCGCGTCGAACATCCTCAGCGGATTGGGCATGCAGGCCACTGAAATGGGCCGCATGGGCGATGTGCTGACAGCCACGTTCAGCAACTCGAATACCAACCTGCAAATGCTCGGCGAGACGATGAAATACGCCGCGCCAATTGCCAAAACCTACGCCGTAGACCTCGAAACCGTCTCTGCCATGGCCGGAAAGCTGGGCGATGCGGGTATCCAGGGCAGCATGGGCGGTACCGCTCTTTCGTCCATCATGAACAGGCTGGCCGCACCGCCCAAAGCAGCGTCCAAAGCGCTGGACGAGCTCGGTGTGAAGACTGCAGATGCCGCGGGCAACTTGCGGCCAATGCCCGATATCCTCAAAGAGATCTACGAGAAGACCAAGAACCTCGGTACGGCAGATCGCGGCGGCTTCCTTAAGGCGATTGCCGGCGAGGAAGCGGTCAAGGGCATGTCGCACTTGGTCGATCAGGCGGGGAGCGGGGAGCTGCAGGCCTTCATCGCACAGCTACAGAACGCGGAAGGCAGTGCAAGCCGTGTATCGAAGGTTATGGCCGACAACCTGCGCGGCGACCTTTCCGCCATGGGCAGCGCCTGGGAGGACCTCGGCATCCAGCTCCAGGAACAGCAGAACGGCCCCATGCGCGAAATCACCCAGACGCTCACCGGCATTATCGGCGGCGTGAAGGGCTGGATCGCCGAGAACCCCAAGCTGGCCGCCAACATCGTCAAGACTGCGGCCGGCGTCGGCATCCTCATGGCCGGCATGGGCGGGCTCACCCTGGCGATCGCCAGCATCCTCGGCCCGTTCGCCATGGTGCGCTACGGCATGACCCTGTTCGGCATCCGCGGCGCCGGGCTGGCCAGCACCCTGTTCAGCCTGGGCAAGACGGCGCTGCCGTTGGTGGCCACCGGCCTGCGGCTGGTCGCCACGGCCGCCATGGCCAACCCGGTCGGCGTGCTGATCGGCACGCTCGCCCTGGGCGCTGCGCTGATCTACGCGAACTGGAGCCGCGTCGGCCCGTTCTTCCTGGGCCTCTGGGCGGAGATCAAAGAGGGCGTGGCCGGCGGCCTGGCCGGCATCGGCGCGCTGCTGCTCAACTTCAGTCCGCTGGGGCTGCTCTACCGCGCCTTCGCCGGCGTCATGAGCTACTTCGGCGTGGACCTGCCGAGCAAGTTCAGCGCGTTCGGCGGCAACATCATCCAGGGGCTGATCAACGGCTTCACCGGCATGTTCCCCAACCTCACCGCGGCCATCAGCGGCGCGGCCGATAGCGTCATCGGCACGTTCAAGGGGCTGCTGGGCATCCATTCGCCGTCCCGCGTGTTCGCCGGCCTCGGCGGTGACACCATGGCCGGCCTCGAGCAGGGCCTCAGCGCGGGCGAGGGCGGGCCGCTCTCGCAACTGGCCGACACCGCCAAGCGCCTCACCGCCGCCGGCGCGGTGGCCATGGGCATCGGCGCCGCGACCCCATCCATGGCCGGCGCCGATCTGCCGCCCATCGACAGCCGCCCGCCGTTGGCGGCCCGTGCAGCGGCGGTCGCCCCGGCCAGTGCCGGCAACACCTACAACATCACCATCAACCCCCTGCAGGGCTCGGACGCGCAGGCCATCGCCCGCGCCGTGGCCGCCGAGCTGGACCGCCGCGAGCGGGACAAGGGCGCCCGTGCCCGCTCATCCCTATTCGACCAGGAGTAACCGCCCATGATGATGGCCCTCGGCATGTTCGTCTTTTCGCTGGAGACCCTGGCCTACCAGGAATTCCAGCGCCAGACCGAATGGCGCCACGGCTCCACCAGCCGCATCGGCACCAACCCCGCACGCCAGTACCTCGGCCGCGGTGACGACAGCATCACCCTGCCGGGCGTGCTGCTGCCCGCGCTCGCCGGCAGCCAGCTGAGCCTCGATGCCCTGCGCACCATGGCCGACACCGGCAAGGCCTGGCCGCTGGTCGAGGGCACCGGGAAAATCTACGGCACCTGGATCATCGAGAGCCTGAGCGAAACCCGCACCCTGTTCTTCCGCGACGGCCAGGCCCGCCGCATCGAATTCACCCTGGTGCTCAAACGCATCGACGACGGCCGCGTGGATCTGCTCGGCAGCGCCATCAGCGCCGGCGGCAACCTCCTGCGGAGGCTGCTGTTTTGATCGACGCACTCATCGCCCAGGGCAAGGGCCTGCTCGAGCAAGCGGCGGGCGCCTACCGCGACGCCACCGCCTACCCGCAGCCGATCTGCCGCCTGGTGGTCAACGGGCAAGACATCACCAGCGCGATCGAGCAGCGCCTCATCAGCATCGAACTCACCGACAACCGCGGCATGCAGGCCGACCAGCTCAGCATCAGCCTCAGCGACCACGACGGCCTGCTGGCCATCCCCCCGAAGGGCGCCGTCGTGCGCCTCGGGCTCGGCTGGAGCGACACCGGCCTGGTGGACAAGGGCAGCTATACCGTCGACGAGGTCGAGCACAGCGGCGCGCCGGACATGCTCACCATCCGCGCCCGCAGCGCCGACCTGCGCGAGGGGCTCAAGGCCAAGAAGGAACGCAGCTGGAGCGGCCAGCCCCTCGGCGCCATCCTGCAAACCATTGCCGCCGCTCACGGCCTCAGCCCCGTCATCAGCGCCGCGCTGTCGGTCATCCAGCTCGCCCAGCTCGACCAGGCCAACGAATCCGACGCCAACCTGCTCAGCCGCCTGGGCGAGCAGTACGACGCCATAGCCAGCATCAAGGCCGGGCGCCTGCTGTTCATGCCGGCTGGCCACAGCACCACCGCCAGCGGCCTGCCGCTGCCCCACATCACGCTCACCCGGGCCGACGGCGACAACCACCGCTACCTGCAGGCCGACCGCGACAGCTACTCCGGCGCGCGCGCCTACTACTACGAGCTCAACAGCGCCGAAAAGAAGGAGGCCATCGCAGGCGGCGGCAACAACCTCAAGGACCTGCGCCACACCTACACCGACCAGCAGGCCGCCCTGCGCGCCGCTCGCGCCGAATGGTCCCGCCTGCAGCGCGGTACCGCCACGCTCAGCTACACCCTGGCAAAGGGCCGCCCGGACCTGATCCCCGAACTCACCTACAGCCTGATCGGTGTGAAGGCCGACATCGACGCGGTCGTCTGGCTCGGCGCCAACGTGCGCCACAGCTTCACCCCGGACAGCTACACCACCGCCCTGGAACTGGAATCCAAACTGCCGGACGCCGACGACATCGCCGAGCTGGCCGAGGAGGGGAGCTACACCGGCGTGCTCGCCTGGTACCGCGACGAGAAAAGCGGCGAGCAGAAGAAACTCACCGAAGGCGACCAGACCAGCCCCAAGCGGCTGCTGCACCTGTACGCCAGCAAAGCCAGCGCCCAGCGTGCCCTGGAGCGGGAGGCTGGGAAGCTTGTCTGATAGACAGCGTGATGTCATTTCGCTAGCTTTCACCGTTCACGATTGTGAGCCAAACGGGAAAGGAGACGGCATGAAGCTGAAAATTATCTCTGTTAAAAATCAAGGCGTTGCGTCTAAAGAGTACGTGATGCTGAAGGCGCTTGAGGATTGCAACCTCAGCAGCTACATGATTCTAGACAACACCTACGACGCCTCTGGTGAACTAAGCAACAAGTCCCGCCACGTTTATATCTTCCCCGAATGCTCAGTAAAGGAAGGCCAGTTTGTTTGCCTGAACACAGGTAAAGGTAAGTACAAGCTAGTGGACTGTCTGTAAAGTTCACCAACCTAATGCTGGGCCAGTATACTGTGCACTTTATCGTCATGGATTGAGTT